AATGTGCTAGAAAACGAAGCAATTATCATGTCTGCTGACCAAGATTTCTTACAATTAGTAAACGATCGAATTGTAGTTTGGTCACCAAATAAGAAAAAATATTATACAAAAGAGCAAATATTCACTGAATATGGAATACCAGCTCACAATTTTTTAATGTATAAGTGTTTAATGGGGGATAAATCAGATAACCTTGAAGGTATTAAAGGTTTAGGTCCTAAAAAGATGACTAAAGTAATCCCTGAAATTACAGGTAAAGAAATAGATTTAGATTATCTTATACATTACGCATCAACACAAGACAGTTTAATGCATAAGCGAATCGTTGAAAATCAAGTAAAATTAGAAACAAACGAAAAGATGATGTCACTTAAAGACCCAATTATGTCTGGGCAATTAAAAATTCAAATAAGTGATTTAGCTTCTCGCCCAACAAATTTGCTCCACCGAAATGATTTTATTATGTTATATAACGAAGATTATATGGGGAATAATTTACAAAACCCAGATATCTGGTTAAAGGAACATTTCCTTAAATTAAACAATCTTGCAAAAATAACACATGAGTAAGTTAGAACAGTACGGTCACAATTTTCAGGTTAAAGTACTATCTACACTTGTTAAGGATCGAGAGTTCCTGCAACAGGTAGCGGATATTGTTTCGCCTGATTTTTTTGATAATGAAGCTAATAAGTGGATTGTAGGTAAGACTTTGGAATATTTTACAGAGTTTAGAACTACACCCACAATGGAGGTATTTAAGGTTGAAGTAGAAAAAATTAGAAATGAAATTCAACAAGTTGCTGTAAAAGAACAACTTAAAGAAACATTTAAATCTACTAAATCACAAGATCTTGATTTTGTAAAACAAACTTTTCTTGATTTTTGCAGAAACCAAACACTTAAATCTGCCCTTCTTTCCTCAGTCGATCTACTTGAAATAGGAAATTATGAAGATATTCGTAGACTAATTGATAATGCCCTTAAAGCAGGTGTAGAAAAAAATCTTGGCCACGATTACATGGATGAAATCGAAGCCAGATATCAAGAAGAAGCCAGAAACACTATTGAAACCCCTTGGAACGAAATCAACCAATTATTAAGCGGTGGGTTAGGTACAGGTGACTTAGGTTTACTTGTTGGTAACCCAGGTGGGGGTAAATCGTGGGCATTAGTTGCTTTAGGTGGACACGCTGTTAAACTTGGTTATACAGTTTTACATTATACACTTGAGCTTTCTGACATGTATGTTGGTCAAAGATATGATGCTTTCTTTACAGAAATACCTGTAAATGAAATTAAAATTCACAAATCAACTGTTAAAGAAGAATTAGGAAATATGAGAGGGAAATTATATATTAAGCAATATCCTGCGGGTAAAGCCAACGTAAATACGATTTTAGCGCATGTAGACAAATGTCGCGGCCAAGGCATTGAGCCTGATCTTATTGTGTTAGATTACGCGGATCTTTTATATACTAGAAACGGAAAAGAAAAACGAGATAAATTGGATGATATTTATACTTCACTAAGAGGGTTAGCCACTGAGTTAAAAATCCCTATTTGGACTGCATCACAAAGTAATAGATCAGCAGCTAGGGATAACATCATTCAAGGTGACCAAATTGCTGAAAGTTATTCAAAAATCATGATATCAGATTTTGCAATTTCACTTTCTAGAAAAACAGAAGATAAAGAAAATGGTACTGGTAGATTTCATATTATGAAAAATAGATATGGAGCAGACGGATTAACATTCAATGCTCTTATGGATACATCTACTGGAAAAATCGACTTTACCAACCGAATAAATAATGAAGAGAACAGCAGTCCTGACGGAGCTGGTTTTACGGGAAATGAACGTAGAAATCTCCAGAGGGCAGCTGAAAATATTTTCCAATTTTGACAGTATATACTGTATTTATCGCTACACTAATAAAAATTTTAAAATAAAATGGCAAAAAAAGACCTGAAAGAGGAACGGATTGTTTATAAACCATTCGAATATCCCGAAGCCTTTGACTACTGGCTAAAACAGCAGCAGGCCCATTGGATTCACACTGAAGTACCAATGATGAGTGATATTAATGATTGGAAACAAAACTTAACCGAAACTGAAAAAAATATAATTGGTTCTATCTTAAAAGGTTTTGCCCAAACTGAGACAGTAGTAAACGACTATTGGACAGGATTGGTTACAAAATGGTTTAGGAAACCAGAAATCATAGCAATGGCGACCACTTTTGGGGCTATGGAAACAATACACGCCGAAGCATACTCACTATTAAATGAAGAACTTGGACTCGATGACTTTTCAGAATTTCTCGAAGACGAAACTACGATGGCTAAAATTGAGAATCTTATGTCAGTTAGGGATAGTTTCGATTCTCAGAAGGATTGGCACGAAATTGCCAAATCACTTGCTATATTCTCAGCTTTCACAGAAGGAGTTAACCTCTTTTCATCATTCGCCGTACTACTGTCTTTTAAATTGCGAAACAAGCTTAAGGGCGTGGGTCAAATTGTTGAATGGAGTATTAGAGACGAAAGCATGCACTCGGAAGCAGGATGTTGGTTATTTAGAACACTTATCAAGGAAAACCCTGAGCTCGACACTCCGGAGCTCAAAACAGCAATAACAGAAGCTGCTCTACTTTCATTACAACTTGAACTTGATTTTATAGATAAAGTTTACGAAATGGGGGATCTTGAAGGATGTACTAAAGAAGACTTAATCAGTTTTATTAAACATAGGGTTAACACAAAAATGGGTGACCTTGGATACGAGGGTGTAGTAAATGGAATTGATCCAAATGCACTTAAAAGAATGAAATGGTTTGATAGCTTATCAGCAGGCAAGCAACATACTGATTTCTTTGCAAATAGAGTAACAAACTACAGCAAGGGTCACTTGCAGTGGGACGAATCAATATTTTAAAAATGGACGGAAATTTAATAGCAGATACAACCCAATGGGTTGCGGGGAAGGATTACCCTGAATGGATGGATGAGGTAGGTGTAGCAACTATATCTAAGGGGTATTTATTACCCGATGAAACACCAAAAAAAGCATACAGAAGGGTTGCGAAGGCGATCGCAGAACGCATTAATAGACCGGATCTGGAAAATAAGTTCTTCAGATATATTTGGAACGGTTGGATTGGCCTTGCTTCTCCCGTGTTGTCTAACACTGGGACCGATAGGGGCCTTCCCATCTCTTGTTTTGGTATCGATACACCTGATAGCATTAGAGGGATTGGATTAACTAATGCTGAACTTATGAAACTTACCGCTTTAGGTGGTGGTGTTGGTATTAGTGTTTCAAGAATTAGACCCCGTGGTACAGCAATTACAGGTAATGGTAAATCTGAAGGTGTAGTACCTTGGTGTAAAATTTATGATTCTGCAATTATAGCTACTAATCAGGGTTCAGTTCGTAGAGGCGCTGCATCTGTAAACTTAAATATTAATCATATTGATATTAATGAGTTTATGCAAATCCGTAGACCTAAAGGTGATCCAAATAGGCAATGCCTTAATCTTCACCAATGTGTAGTTGTGGATGATGCTTTTATGAGGCGTTTGCAAGATAGAGATGGTGATGCTATGAAACTTTGGTTAGAAATTCTTAAAACTAGAGTAGAAACTGGTGAACCTTACATTATGTTTAAGGATAATGTTAATAAAAATAATCCTTTAGCATATGCTATGAATAATTTAGATGTTAGTATGACTAATATTTGTACTGAAATTACTCTTCACACGGATGAAGAACATAGCTTTATTTGTTGCTTATCATCTCTTAACCTTGCTAAATATGATGAATGGAAAGATACAGATGTGGTAGAAACAGCTACCCGTTTTTTGGATGGTGTAATGCAAGAATTTATAGATAAAAGTAATGGTAAAGATTCACTTATTAGAACCCATAGACATGCCCAAAAAGGTAGAGCATTAGGATTAGGTGTAATGGGTTGGCATACATTTTTACAAAAGAAAAATCTACCATTTAATTCTATAGCTTCTACAGCTTGGACTCATACTATTTTTAGTGATATTAGAAATAAAGCAGAAGCTACTTCTAGAGAATTAGCCCAAGAGTATGGCGAACCTGTGTGGTGTAGAGGTACAGGTATGAGAAATACCCACCTACTCGCTATTGCTCCTACAGTATCAAATTCAAGATTAAATAATTGTTCAGCAGGTATTGAACCTATACCAGCTAATATTTATACTTTTAATGGGGCTAAAGGCACATTTATTGTTAAAAATAAGGAGTTAGAAGAATTATTAGAATCTAAAGGTAAAAATACTGAAAAAGTGTGGGACCAAATATTAGCTGATAATGGATCAGTTCAGAATCTACATCATGATGTACTTACTGAATCTGAAAAGGAAGTATTCCTTACATTTAGTGAAGTAAACCAATTAGAATTAGTACGTCAAGCTGCTATAAGGCAAAAATATATTGATCAAACACAATCATTAAATTTAAGTTTTGATCCTACTGATTCACCTAAATGGATTAACCAATGTCATTTAGAAGCTTGGAAATTGGGGGTAAAGACATTATATTACCTAAGAACCGACTCTGTAATTAAGGGTGATTTAGGTTCAAGAACAGCAGAATGTATAAGTTGCGATGGATAATAAATTAAATGAATTAATGGAGGATCTAGATAAAGTTTTAGGTCTTATTAAAAAAATAAGTAAAGCGACTCCTGAAGACGTGGATTCTATTAAGAAAGAAATTATCTTAACCAGAAAAGAATTAAAAGGTAAATATGACAAAGAAGATACCCCCCAAACCGACACATCGGAAGCGTAGTCCGTTTTATTGGTGGAGACGTTTCCCCACCCATAAGGCTCTTCACCATTACAAACCTCTTATTGAACGTATTAAAAACGGTGATTTTGATTATCCTGAATACTTCGAACAAGCTGGATGGGAACAACACTGGTGTCAAGAAGAAATTGAATCAAAAAGACATTTGTTTCATGATCAACAAAATTTTTTAGAGGAAGCTCGTTCTATTGAACGTAAATACCGTAAGCGTCAAAATCTCCTTATTAAGGATGGTTATGAAACTGAACAAAAAAGACTTAAAGAGCTTATCAAACAATTTACTATTACCTTTGGTGGTTCAAAGCAGGATGTAATTGCTGTTATGGAAAAGTTTGATGGTACTCTTGAGGAGATGTATTACTATTATGCTGAACTTAAAGGTATTAAAAACGTTAGTTTACTTGAAACTATGCCTGTAAAAAGACGTGGAAGAGGGAGGCCTCGTAAAAACCCTTTGATACAATAATAATATGGGAAAATTTCAATCAACAAAATTATTTGACGGATTTAGCTGTGTGTTTCGTCAATGGAAAGCAAAAAATACACACTGTAGATTTATGCATGGTTATGGGGTTAGCTTCAGAGTATGGTTTGAAGGTAGTTTAGATGAACGTAATTGGGTTTGGGATTTTGGTGGAATGAAACGTGCCCAAACTAAAATTGATGGTAAAAATCCTAAAGAATGGATGGATTATATGTTTGATCATACTATACTCGTTGCTAAAGATGACCCAGCAATCGAATTTTTTAATGACTTAGAACACCATAGAATAGCCCAAGTAAGAATAGTTGAAGCAACTGGAGCTGAAAAATTTGCTGAGTTTATTTTTAATAAATTAAACACATTTGTACAAACAGAAACTGATGGTAGAGTCAGAGTAGCTAAAGTAGAATTTATGGAACATGGGAAGAACACAGCGATCTACGAAGGTTAAAGTATCCCATGAGGTACCATTGCAATTATTAGAGGAAAGTAAACAATTTAATGATTATGATTATTGTTTACCTCATCTTTTAGATCAATATAAAGCTTATAAAGATTATTTTTACCAAGCTAAAAAAGAAGGTAGATATATAATTATGGATAACTCACTCCATGAATTAGGCGAAGCATATGATACATCACGTTTGTTATATTGGATTTCTGAACTATTC